TAAGGAACACACCGTTGAGTCCAGCAGTGATCCAGTTAATAGCAATGTTCTGCATGAACAACGATTTGCCACTACCCGAACCACCAGCAAAGATGTTTAATTCGCCTCTGTTCATACCGCCAAACAAGCGTTGATCCATGGTAGGCCAACCTGTGCTGACCTGCCCGTTATTGCTTTTGATCTTCATCAATCGCGCACGAGGATCTTCAAAATAGTCTGTGCCCATGTCTTTGGTAAGACTGATTTGCACAGCGTCCTTGATTAGTTTTTCAACAGGATCAAAGTCGCCGTTTTCAATCATGTCTGCCGCTCGGAGAATGGCACGTTCCAGTTCTTGCTTGCGACTAAATCCTTCGAATTCCGTCAAGAACCAATCATAATGACCTTCCCTAAGATCTGGCACTTCACGTAGTTCCACACTGGTGGCAGCTTGTATCTGTTCTCTAGTGGGCAAGGTTTTGTGATCATCACTGTGTTTTTTGATAAATCGCGCAACTTCTCGTAAGCTACGATCAAAATTTTCTGCGTTATAAATGTTCTGCACACGCACATAAGTCTCTGCGTCTTGCAGCATCATTTCTAAGAACAGCTTTTGTACTTCAGGATTATAATCTTTCATTGATTGTTTGAAAAAGTTTTTCTGCTATAAGTTTATGACTTCTTATTCCAAATGTGGGCACTGATTTAATATTTGTTGAGTCAACATGATACTTATTATAAATTAAACAATATGATAAATCAACATTATAATTTTCATTATCCCAATGCACAAATACATGAGGAATATCTTTGAGTAGCGATTTGGCACCATTTATAAAATCGTAATATTTTTCAATCACTAACTCATTAGAATTTTGAAAACAAATATTACCATCAATTCTATGCCGATTTAAATTGTTTATCTGCCAAACAATAAGTTGAGGCTTTGACACATCTATCACTTGCCGACAAAATTCTAACTGTTCATGGTTGGTATGCCCATATGCTCCCCATGCACAGTTGTAAACCGGAATATTACATCTTTGCTCTAACAAATAACCAAAAGTATTTTCTACATCTAGTCCCATACCAAATGTAATACTATTTCCTAATAATAAAATAAAATTATCATGATCAAATTCTTGAGATCTATAACCTAAACTATTAAACTTGTAGGTAATTTGATTGGTATTGTCATACTCAAAATTTAACACTTGTGTGCTTCTTTTAGCATACATGTGCATTGGAGCGGGCGGAAATCTCATCTACTAAACTTTGGACTGTATCGAACCAAGATTCATGTGTGTTAACATTGACGTTAAAATTCTTTTGTACATAATCAACTGTAATTGCTTCATCAAAAATATCATAATGTAGATCACAAAAACGTGTTTCTAGTTTAACCTCAGTTCCAACATATTGTGATAGCCAATCAATTAAAATCTTTTCCATTGTTTTTTTAGGTAGTTGGATATAATCAAATTGAATTTTTTTTCCTTGATCGGGCTTATTTGCAAGAAGTCGCACAAAGATAGATAAAAGTTGTAATCTTGATTTAAAATTTTATCTATCTCTAAATTAAAAAAATTTTGTTTGAAAGTTTCTTGTAGTGTTTCGAAAGAAGTCGACTGGTGATTTATGTATTTAACTATAAATTTTCTTTTCAATCTGGCATCAATCACACTTGGTACTTTTGTTGTTTTAAAATACTTTTTAAACTCACGAATAAACCATTGTTCACCCAACGGCAAAAATTCTTTTTGATAACCCCATCTTTCAAATTGTATTGGGACCTTTGAACTTATGTAAAGAACTTTTAAGTTTTCAATAAAACGCAAGCAATACGCTACATTAGGATGGCATCTAAATAATACTAGTTTTTTGCTATTGAGAGCTTTGATACTTTTGGCACTCTGATAGCTTGCCCAATCATGCTCACTTATACTAAAACTGTCGTGGTAATGATGCAATTCATTGTGTGGTTTTGCAAACCATAATTCAACTCCCCAATGTGAAGTTCCATCAGAAAATTCTGGAGGAGGTAGTTTGGTATATTTGGCTGTTTCTTTGCTATGAGCAAGAATGTAGTACATCAATGATCCACAAAATCCAGTCTTGTAAGCTATGGCTACTAAATTATTGTTAGGAATTATCATAGCATTTTCTTTTTTTTAATTCAATTCTGAGCCGGCTAGTCTCTCTAGCTGCTAGTATACTTTTCAGCACAAACAGTTTACCATACTTAACCACTGCATCATTTATATCTTTACAGGTTTCCTGCCACACAGGAAAACTCACAGTCCATCCTGCTTCTATGGCACGATCAATTAACTTACGCCCTGCACGATCTGTGTCGGGTACTACAATGACTTCTCGCTGTAGTCTATCAATTTGATCAACTTGAGTATCGGATATTTCTGCGCCACTCACACTTACACCATCTATACTCATTGCATCAAAAGGGCCTTCGCATACTACAACAAATTTACTATCGGGCTTTTGCATATCTAAATTGAACACAAAATCTGCAGGATGACTACTCCAATACTTGGGTTTGATTCCATCCGCAATCGCTCTACTAGTATAACCTACCGTCTCTCCACGATAATAATACGGTATTACGATTCTGCGATGTAGGTTGTATGCTTCCTCGGGTGTCCAATAAAAATTGTATCGATTAATATCTATGTTTCTACGATGTACATATTCTATTGCTGCTAACAATTCTGCAGGAACCGTATTGTAGTCACCAATGCTATAAAAGCCGGCCAGTTCAACTACATTTCGTGCTTGTTCTGGAAGCGATCTTGCTTCGTATACAATTTCTTCTTCTGGAACCCGTTCAAGTTCTTCTGGTGCTACTAGTTCTTTTAGTCTTACTGCTTCTATAACTAGTCTGCGTACAGTTAAGTCATCTGCTCCTAACCATGCTAGTAATTTTCTGAATCGAAAGGTTAAGTGTCTACCGGGAATAAAGCTTGCCTTATACTGGCAATTGAAACAAGAATAAGATATAGATCCGTTATTTGTTATAAATCCACCACGACCTCTTGTATCTACGGTTTCACCGTTATACGAGCAACAAACTGCGTTACCAGAAATCCAACCGCTTTGTGACTGCTTTGTCTTCCTTCCGGTTCTCCATAATGAGAGTGTATAATCAGTTATTTGATTTATCAAGTCTAGTCACTTTCCAGTTATTGCTATCTTTTCTTTTCCTTAATACAGGTTTACTATTATAGCATTTTCTGTAAGCACTAAACAACTGCCAATACCTTATTTTTATTTCATTTGCGTATGTATTGGCAAATTCTTCTAATCCTAAATTTGTAATCCAAACTTTGCCTTCTGGTGATTCAATTCTATATTCCCCTTTATGTGCTTGACTTTTTCTTTGTTTGGTGATGTAAGAATCTGGGTTTTTTTGATATCTTTCTTTTTGCCCTCGGCTACAGTTTTGACTCCTTTGAATCTTTTTGTCTTCCGCCATTGTTCTATGATGTCTTAAAGCATTTTGTCTAGCACATTCCGAATCAACACCTTCGCCACCTAAGGTCATATTGTATCCTTCATTGACTGTATTATAGTGTGCTATCCAGTGTATTTCCCTAGCATTTAATTCCTCTTTAGTCCAGTTTGAATTTTCTTCTATGATCTCAAACTTCATGTTGCTGAAACCGTGTTTTTGTATAGCGTTTGCAATTTTTCTGTTGGATTTTGTATTTTTTTCTAAATCTCTATATGCCTTAAGTTTATTTTCCACAGACATTTTTGATTGGCCAATGTAGATTTTGCCACTAGGAGATGTTATTTTATATATGTATTTCATACATATATTTATTTAAATAACAATTAAAACAAATTTTATGGACGGAGTTTAGCTAGACCAAAGAATCGTAGAATACATATATACATCCAGCCAATATCAAATTCAAACCACTTAGCACTCAATTTTACAGATGCAGGATTTTGATGATGATTGTTGTGTAATTCCTCGCCGCCAATGAAGATACCAATTGGTACAATGTTTCTACTTTGGTCTCTGGTGTCACCGTTACGATAACCCCACCAATGTCCTATGCCATTTATAACGCCGGCCGCCCATATAGGAATCCAAAGCATTTGTACTAACCATACTATGGCGCCAATACCGCCAAAGACGATGACATTGAACACAAGGCAAAGACCAATGCCAAGTCTACTGTGAGGCGTGTATACATTGCGCTCAATCCAATCATCAGGAGTACCAGCACCATATGAATCAACCATTGCTTTATCTTTACTTGCCGCATGATATAACAAAGCTCCCTGAAACAACACACGACCGATGCCATAATGCACCGGACTGTGTGGATCTTCCGCTTGTTCGCAGAATCTATGATGTTTACGATGTATGGCCACCCATTGCCGGGTAACCATGCCTGTGGTAAACCATAACCAAAACCTCATCATATGTTCTATCAC